TTGATTACTATTTTGATTACTATTTTGATTACTATTTTGATTACTATTTTGATTATCTAGATATTCATCTTGTTCTTGAAACCACTGATGTATGTCATTTTCCATATATACATCAATATTATCATCTTCTTTTATCATCAAACTTGGAACAGATGTAATAAATTTAGGTATTTTATTTCTTATATTAATATTATCAACACATACTTTTTTAATTTTATGATAAATTTTGTAATGTTTTAAACTATTAGAGTATTTACAATTATTACTATAAAATAATAAAATATCCATATACTATATAATTATAATATATAAAGTTTATATTAAACGAATTTGCATTATTTAAAAGTAATATATATATTATAATTATAAAATATGTCTAATATGTTAATAATTAAAGCTTTTAATAAAACTTTAATAAAATTTATAGAGGAATTGGAAGAAAAATTTTCACAGGAAAAAGATATATCTATATATAAAAATTCTATAATACTACTTGATAAAACAAATGCTAAATTAGTTTCATATTATTACAAATTATATGTTTACAAATATAAACCTTACATTGATAATAAAGACGAAAATTTTTTTCTTAAAAATGATTTTAGTGATGAAACAGGAGGAAGTGAATGGTGTCTAGTAAGAGGAATGAGATTAAAAAATTATTGGAAAGATTTATCAGAAAAATCTAAAAATGTTGTTTGGGAATATTTTTCAACTTTAAATAAATTAACAGAAAATATAAATTAATAATAATCTTTTTCATCTTTTCTATAGTACCAATCACTTACTGTACTTTCTACAGATTTTCGTAATTCACCTCTAATAGTTATCGCAGTCTCCATTGCTGTACTTGAAATCATATCTTGAAACCCATCGAACTGTTCCTTATTATCTTTTTTATAAAATTAACCATTTTTAGTTTATTTTTAACATTAATATATTAATTTAACTATAAACACTTAAATTTATAATCAGCCATATATTAATAATATTTTTAATTTTAAATTTAAGTGTTTATAGTTAAATTTATATAAATTAAATTATGGAACAAACTATTAGTGAATTAGCTGATAAAATTGAACCATTAGTTATTAATGATATAATTAATAATACTAATGACGATATACAATTTGTATTACTTGGTGAATCAACGCATGGAACAAAAGAATTTTATGAGATTAGAAATGATATAACAAAGGAATTAATTAAAAATAAAGATTTTAATATTATTTTAGTTGAAACTGATTGGTCTAATTTATATAGAGTAAATAGATATATTTCTAAATTTTATGATTCTAATGATAAAACAGCAGTTGAAGCTCTACAAGATATTAAAAATTTTCCCTTATGGACTTACCGTAATAATGTTATTGTAAATTTAATTAAATTTTTAAAAGAACATAATGAAAATCAAACTATAGAAAATCAAGTATATTTTTTAGGGATTGATTGTTATAATCTTTTTGAAAGTTATAATTGGTTAGTTAAATTTCTACAATTAATAGATAAAGATTTTTATAACCAAATAAAATCCCAAATTATTTTTATAGAAAAATTTAATGATATACAATCATATATAACTCATTTAATAAAAAATAATAAAGTAGAATATATACAACAATTATATGATAAAATACTAAGTGTTTTGACTTGGGAAAAATTTGACGGTTATATTGATAGATGTAAAAAACTAAAAATTGATAAATTTAATATTATTTCTTTGGAACAATCTATGGAAATTATAATTAATTCAACAGAATATTTTTTAAAAAATTATATGGAACCACCTGGTTCAAATTCAAGTTGGGCATGTAGGGATTCACATTGGTTAACTACTTGTATGAGATTAATCGATAAAATGCCTTCTGTTAATAATAGAGATAATAATAAAATTATTATTTGGGCTCATAATTCTCATATTGGAAATGCTTTATATACTGAAAGAGGTGGTATTGATTTTCAAAAAAATGAACTTTTTAATATCGGACAATATATTAAAAGTGTTTATGGTGAAGATAAAACTTTGTTACTTGGATTTTTAACATATACAGGTTCTGTAACTGCAGCTAATGAATGGAATCAACCATCTTGTAAGTATATTATAAATGATGCTATTAATGAATCAATAGAATATTTACTTCATAAGATATGTGAAAATACTCAAAAAAACACTTTCTATTTAGATTTCAAAAAACATCCAGATATTTTAACTGATATGATTTATCAAAGATATATTGGAGTTGTTTATAAACCAGATACTGAATTACAATCTCATTATTCAAAAAGTATTATTTCAAAACAATATGATTCAATAATATTTATAAATAGTACTAATGAATTAGATTATCAAGTTTAATTAAATTATAATTTTTTGTTACATTATAATATAAATAGATAATTTCTAATTAAAATATTTAAATACAAAAAAACACAATAAAAGATAAACTTTTACCTTTATATTCTAAATTCAGATTATAATGAATATGTTTATTGATAAAGATGTAATAATCGTTTAATATGAAGATGGTAAATGGGATTATTTACCAAGTAAAAATACATAGATTTAATTTTAGAATAATTAATTAAAAATTATATAGACAATACATAATAAAAAATACAAAAGTATTATTTAATTTATTGATCATTTATTGCAAACATTATAAATACTAAAAATGATATTAAAATTAATAATATTAGACTAGGTATTACTGTAGTTTTAAATTCAAATATATCTCCTTCAAATACATCTCCACCTTTTATTATTTTTTTTTGTTGATTAAACATTTATATAAATATATGAAATAAATAAATAATAATTTATTAAGTAATTATCATTATAATCATTATAATCATTATAATCATTATAAAAATATAAAATTATAAATATTTATAAATGCCAAGTCATAATGATTGTGATGGACAAGAGGAAACTACAAATGAAATAGCTATTACATTATCTAAAAGAATTAGAAAATATAATAGAATGGTACATGGACAACATTGTTCTGATAATTGTGGATGTTGTCCTGATTTAAATCGACCAAAAGTTCAAGGACCAAATGATTCTGATTTATTAATTAGTCATTATTCATCTGTATTTTGCATATACTGCAATAATGCATATTCAAAAATTACCGTATAAATTTATTTATTTTACTTCACATATATTTTTTAATCGTTTTAATTTGATATATTAAATTTAATAATTCCTATTTTATTTTAGTATTTGTTTTTTAATTCAGTTATTAATTTTTTAAATTATTTTTTTTATCAAAATTAGAATTTATTTTTAAATTTAAATGTTTATACTATAATTTATAATATAAAATTGATTTATATACATTTAAATTTTATAATGGTTCAAATTAGAATATTAACTAATGATGCGCAAGAAAAAACAGTATCATTTGATTCTTTAAAATTGTCTAAAACATTTTTAGCATTATTATCGTATCCTGATTCCCCTGACGAACAAGATAATTTTGAAATAACAAATGAAATGATTCCATTAGCAGTAAGTTCTAAAATCTTTGATAAAGTTATTGAATATTGTGATTATCATACTAATGATCATACAAAAGAACAAATCAATCAATTTGATAAAGACTTTCTAAAATTAGATGATTCAATCTTGTTTGATTTAATTCTTGCTGCTAACTACCTTGAAATTTCATGTCTACTTGATATTACATGTCAAACAGTTGCTAATTATATTAAAGCATGTAAAACACCATCAGAAATTAGACATAGATTCAATATTACCAATGATTTTACTCCAGAAATGGAGGTTGAAATTGAAAAGGAAAATGAGTGGTGTCAAGACAAATAAAGTTTAAGTTAATTTTTATCATAAAATAAATAAATAGTGATATTTTTTTTAATATTATTTTTTTTAAGTAAATTTATATATATTTATATATATTTATATATAATTTAAATTGATTTATAATGATAAATAGTTAAAATATGAATATAGATATTTATATATGTATGGAAGGGTTCATAGCACAACAAGAGGAAGAAAAATTAAAAGAAGCAGAAAAAGAAAAAATAGAAAAATTAATAAAAGAACTAGATAGTTATATTAAAGAAGTAGATGAATATTTAATGGAAAAAATAGAATTAATTAAATATTATAGTGAAATGATTAAGCATTTAAGTAATGAATATGATACTATAAATAACATTTTAGGTATAAATTTAACAAATAAAGTTTTACGCAATGGAAGAAAAATATTAGAAAATAATATTATAGATGATTTATACAGGAAGAGAGATAATATTTTAAAAAAAACACACTATTTAGATGCAGAAAAATTTCAAATTAAAAGAAAAATGTTGGGTGTAAAAGTAGATTTAATTTATTTTAAAAATAAAAAAAAACAATTTGAGAAGGAGTTGTAAATATTTAATTTGTTAATTTGTTAATTTCTTATTTTATTTCAAAAGTACTTAAGAAATTAACACATTAAATACTTATAATGAATGTTACAATTAAAACATATACATTTAATAAAATAAATGACTTCCTTGAAAGAAATGAATTAGTATTACCTAATTGTCAAAATTCATTAGTAGATGAAAAAATTCAAAGTTTAGTAAAATCATATATAAATAATAAAGAATTTTGGTGTATTAAAAAAACTATTACAATAGGTAAATTAAACAAAAAATTATATATTATAGATGGACAACATAGAATAGAATCATCTAAAATATTATTTGATAAAGGATACAGAGATAATTTATTATTCCATATTTATGAATGTAATAATGAAGATGATATTAGAAAATTATTTAATGAAACTAATCATGATTCAGTAAGAAATCATAATTATATTAATTCAGCAACTTTTAATCAAGTTAAAATGGATAATTTTACTAAATTATTAAAAAAGGAATATAAAGATTACTTTGGAAAAAGAGATTTAAAAAAAATAGAAACATTTAGAAATGAATTAAATGAAATAGAGTTTTTTAATTTATATAATAATTCAGAAGATTTACTTAGTTATTTAAATAAAAAAAGTGTGGAATATTATGAATTAGCAAATTATGAAGGAAATTTAAATATAAATGAAAGTTCATATTATAACACGGAATTAGAACCTTTAAAAAAAAAAATATGTTTTACCACAAAACAAAATAATTTTATAGAATTTCTTAAAAATAATGATACAAAACCACTACATTATATAAAAGGTAGAAAAAAAAGAATGACAAAACCACTAAAAAATAAAGTTTGGAATAAGTACTATCAAACAGATGAAGCTATATGTCCTATACTTAATTGTTCTAATAAACTATTTAAAAATAAAACTGACGGTTTTCACGCAGGACATATAATACCAGAGTCTAAAGGCGGAGAAACAATATTAGATAATTTAAGACCACTTTGTAAATTCTGTAATAGTAGTATGGGGAATAAAAGTTGGTTTGAATATGAAATTGGACTTTAATTTTATATTATTAAAATTGATTTTTTTATTAAATTTATAATTAAATGAGTAACGAATATATAGAAAAATTTAGTAAAATATTAATAGATAAATTTCCACTATATTATCAAAAATCCCGGACATATTATTACTTTTCAATATCAGAAATAAGTAATGTAAAAATAAAAGATTGTTATATATATTGTTATAATAGTACTGTTGAAACTAATAAATACTTTTATAGATTAGTAATAAATTTAAATAAAACAATTAATAAGAAATTAAAAAGATATTCTAGTTCTACAAATTTCCCACATGGTGAACCTATAACCCAACTATATAACAAAGCATTAGGTATATTTGATATAAATGATTATGAAAATAATGAAAATAATGAAAATAATGAAAATAATGAAAATAATGAAAATAATGAAAATAATGAAAATAATGAAAATAATGAAAATAATGAAAATAATGAAAATAATGAAAATAATGAAAATAATGAAAATAGTTTAATGAAAAATTATACTATTTTCATTAAGGATTTAATTAAAAAAATTATAATTATTTTCGATAATTTAGAATTCGATAAGTATTATATTATTCTTAAAAATAAACATGATATCGAAGATATGAAACGTACTGTCGAGAGTGTATTAATTGAAAAAGAATTATTTAAAAACAATTGTTTAGTACCTATTGAGGAATGTACAGTATGTTACGATGTATGTTCAACTCAAACATATTGTAATCATGTTTTATGTATTACTTGTTTCCAAAATTTAAAATCAGAAGAATGTCCTATGTGTAGAGTAGTACTTAGTAATAATTATAATAATTATTATGATTACGATAGTAATTATGATTATGATAGTAATGGTATAGATGAATAATAAATAAATAGATAGTTAAATAATAAATTTTTTCTTGTTTATAATTATATGAGTGCTAATTGGGAAAAACTTGCTGTGGAACATTGTCCCATAGTTTATGAACATAGATTAGAAAAATTTCATATGACTTCGTTAGATGAATGGTTTAATAAAACTGAACCCGCATGGAATGAAGATAGACAATCATGGTATAGAAAATATAAAGGAGATTTTATAAAAGATAAAGTATTATTTAATAATCGTGCTCCTATTTATTGTATGATGCGAAATCCACCTAAACTCGAAGACGTAACACTAGACAAAAATATTCTCCCAGCAATGGATGTTAATGAAGGAGATTTTGATGTATTCTATTTTCTTTGGTTTGATTATAATGGTCCTAAAAGAATTGTAGGAGTTCAACCAATAGAACATCATATTGCAGATTTAGAAACTTTTATGATTAGATTTGATAAAAATGGAAAAGTTATTAAATATTTTTTATCTATGCATGGTGATTTTAATATATTTTGGCCTTCTGAATTAGAATATGAAAATAATCGTCCTGTAATTTACACTGCTATAAATTCGCATGCATTATTTAGACAAGTAGGAACATTTATTAGATTTTTCGGTTTTGGAAATGATACTACTGATAAAACACAAAAAAAAAGAATTGATCCAATAGTTAATATACTAAAACCTGGCAATAGATTACGTGATTGGCCAATATACTTAGAAGATTATAAGCAAGGACAAAAAGGTGAATATGGGATAGATGGAGTAGGTAATATATATGGAGATGTTATGAGAAAAACTTATAATTCAATTGAAGAACCTTTAGTTCTTCCAAATACATTAGTTAATATTGTATTTGTATTATTATGGTGTTTAATACCATTTCTAATTGTATTAGGATTATCAAGTGATTTAGTTATGAACTTTTTAAAAAAAAAAATAAATCCACTTTATAATATTCTAACTAGTACTAATGATAAATTAAGAGTATTTTTAGCATTATTTATATTTTGTGTTTATTTTATTAAACTATTAATATTTATAATTATTAAAATAAAAAAATTTGCTGTAATACCAAATGAAAATGTTATAGACTGGCTAACTCCAATTAGATTTTATTAATCAAAATTATGATATATAATTTTATTATTTACATCATCTAAATATCCTAGTTTTTGTGTATTACTTGGATCAAAATTATAAATAAAATTTTTTGAAGGAATGTGGATATATTCAATTCCTTCTATATAAATAATATTACCTTCCTCAATATTATCTATTGAATCATCCTTTATTACTTCAATTTCTTGTGTTTTTTCTTTTATTTTATCAAATATTGTTCCATTTGATTGTTTTTTAACATGTCTTCTACAAAAATTAGTTCCATCTTTTTTAGATCTTTTACATTGTTCTAAATCTGCATTATATGCAATACATCTTTTTTCAGGAGGAGGATTTTTTAGAATTCTTTTTTTTCTAAAATTAGATTCAGTATTCAAATCAATTTCCATTAAATATTTTTGTTTTATTTCATCAAAGTTTAACCCTTCACCTTCACAAATTTTTAATAATTTATTTGATAATTGTTCTACAACACACTCTTTAAATTTACTAATAAATATATCAGAATTAATATCCATTTTTATATATATATTATTAATAAATCAATTTTAAATATTAATATTAATATAAATAGTATATAAATAATTCTTAAGGAATTTATAAATATAATATTTTTATTTTTTACAATATTTTAATTTTGGATATTGAATACATTTATCTAATGATTCCGTATTTTTAATTAAATCATAAGTTCTAAACTGTGAATCAATTATTTTAAAATTAGTAAATAGATTATTATTATTCATACTTATTTTTAATACTTGTATTTTGCGGGAATTACCATTTTTATATTTTTCTTTTAATCTTTTAAGAGTGTCTTTACTTTTATCTTCTATATGTTTATCGAAAGCGCGTGACATTCCTGTATCTATTCTCCAAACTTTACCATTACACGTTTGATTAATACCATCAGTTTGATGTGTATGTGCAATTATCATTCTTTTTTGTTTTTGATATTCCTCTGGTATTACATTATTTAGGTTTTGAAATACATCTTCATCTATTTCGTTACCACAAGTTATATCATTTTCTTTTTTATATCCAAAAGTTCTACACCACATTGGAGATGCTGAATCACCAAATAATAAAATATTCATATTTTTTTGTTCTTGGATAGATAAAGATTTATTATATAACCATTTTCTTATAAGATTATTAATATAATTAAATATATCAACATTTTTAAAATCTACATTATAAGTACTTGGTTCAAACATCTCTTTACATACACCACCGTGAGCAAATATTATATTATTAATCCTTAGTAAACCTAATACATTATCAGCATATAACTTTGAAAAAGTTGAACCTTTTTTAATATATTTTTTTTGGTCTTTATCTAATGTACTATATCTAAAATCTTGATTAAATATCATTAATTCATGATTACCACACATTAATAAAATATCTGAATTAATTGATTGTGCTTGTTCTTTTAAATATATTAAATTTTCTATAATTTTAATATCACTTTTTTCTATATCTACTACTTTCTCATTTCTACCACCTCTATCTACTAAATCACCATTAAATATTAAATAAATATTTTTTGAGTCTTTTTTCCAAGTAAAAGTATCATTATTACTATTATAAGTAGCAACATTTAGTAATTTAGTTAAAATATACTTTAATAATTCGAAATCACCATGAATATCCCCAATAGCGTATAATATTACATTATTATTTATTATATTAATATGACCTAAATTACTATTATCTATAGAACCACCTTTTATATTTTTTTTTTCTATAATATTATTACAAATAATATTATTACGAATAATATTAAGATATTTTTTTTTATATTTTAAATATTTAGAACAGTATTTATTCATATAATATATAAATATATTATATTTAAAATTATGTAAATATTTAAAATTAATATTTGTATATAATATAAATGACTGAGAATTTTAATATTACAAATACTGTTAAATATTATTCTTATTATGTTTATGGTAAATTAAGATCATATTATCACTACTATTCCACAGATTATATTGCTAATAATTCTATGAATGAAATTATTGATGGTATATATATAGGTGATATATATTCAGCATCAAACTATAATAATTTAGAAAAAAATAATATTAAATCAATTGTTTGTTGTGTAGTTGGAATTGATGATTTATATCCAAAATATATTGATTATTTAAACCTAGATTTAATTGATAATTGTGATGAAAATATTACTCGTGTTTTTGATATATCTAATAATTTTATAGAATCAAATATTAAAGATAATAAAAAAATTTTAATTCATTGTATTGCAGGAGTTAGTAGATCAGTTACTTTATTAATTGCATATTTAATTAAAAATTATGATTATAATCCTAAAAATGCTTTAGAAATTATAAAAAAAAATAGAAATATTGCAAATCCAAATGAAAATTTCATGAAACAATTACATAAGTATTATACTGATATTCAATTATCTAAACAATTATAATATAAATTTAACAATTTAAAAAATAATACATTATATATTTTATATGAGATTATATGATAATATAAAATTTAAATTATTGGGATTACTAACTATTCCTACATTATATTTTACAACAAGATTTATTAAAAACAAAATTATAAATAGATTTAATTATAATAAAAAATATAAAGAAGATACTTTAATTTTTAAAAATATTGATACAGATCATTTTTCTTTTTTAATAAAAAATATTAAAGAACAAACTAAAAATAATAATTTTACTAGTAATATTTACATTTTATGCCAGGATGAATTTATGGTTAAAATACCATATCAAAATATAAATGTACAATTTAATAATAATTTATATACATTAAAACCATTATTAAATAAATATTCTAATATTATTGGATATAAAATTTCAACATATGATAATAATCTTAATGAATTTACTCTATCAATTTGTTCAAAAATTATTTAATTATTTAATTATTTTTTATTATATATATATATATATAAATGGTTAATTACAAAACAAAGTATTTAGAAATGAAATTAAAATATATTAATGCTAAACAGAAAATGGTTGGTGGATTGAGTAATGCACAATGGCAAGATATTCAAAATTTATTAAATACTTGGCCACCAAGATCTGGTAGCAAAGGTGATATGGCCAGAGCAATTCGCCCATTCACAGACGACTACAACCCAGGTGATGATGA